GCCTCTTGTGGGCGGCAGCTGCAACGACGGGCTGGTTTGCGGGGCTTGCGTGACCTTGAGCCACACCGCTGGCGGTGCGGACTGGAGCATTGCGCCCGGTCTTTCTTGCAAAATGCCTAACGCTGCGTAAGCAGCAAAAGGGGGAACGGGGGATTTTTCCCCCGCAGGAAAGTACAACATACGAAAATATAACGGTAGAGAGAATATAATAGGGGATTTCCGGGGCGTGGCTGTGCCTCTTGTGGGCGGCAACTGCAACAACGGGCTGAATTGCGGGGCTTACGTGAACTTGAACAACACCGCTGGCAATGCGAACTGGAACATTGCGCCCGGTCATTCTTATCAAATTATGGAAGATTAACCAAATGCCCCGGAAATTCCTACACCGCTGGCGGTTGAAATACCGCTGAAAGTGAAAATACAGCCGCAAAAGGTGCAGTATGGTAGCCGGGGCGAAACCCTTAGTTGTATAGCGTGGCGAATTACTGCAAGGCGATAAGAAAGAGAATAAGAATGATTAGTTTTAATGGCGTAAGCGAACAACTGTATATACCAGAGGAACAAATAAAAGATATATACAATGCATCAAAAGGAAAGAGCAAGAAAGAACAGGCGCAGATAGTAAAAGCGAATGTAGAACACTACAGAAAAGAACTGGATAAAAGATTAAAGAACAATACATTTGCACCGAAAAGACATAAAACAAAAATCATACAGGAAAATTCTTGTAAGAAAACACGAAAGATAGTAAAGCCACAATATATGTATGAGCAAATGGCGCACCATTCCGTAATGCGGGTATTTGTGCCGATTGCAATGAGGGGAATGTATTACCATGTGTACGGGAGTATACCGGGAAAAGATGTACACAGAGGAAAAAGAACAGTAGAACGGTGGATAAGAGAGGATAGCAGAAACTGCAAGTACATATATAAGCTGGATATACGGCATTTCTTTGAGAGTGTGCCGCACAGAAGATTAAAGAAAGCACTAAAACGGAAAATCAGAGATAGGGAGTTACTAAAGAAATTATTTATTATCATAGACAGCCATAAACCGGGGCTGCCATTGGGCTATTACCCGTCACAGTGGTTCGGTAATTTTTATTTGCAGCCACTAGATCACTTTATCATGGAGCAGTTACATGTAAAGCATTACATACGGTATATGGACGATATGGTTATATTCGGAAACAATAAAAAGGAACTGCATAAAGCGAGGCTGCAAATTGAGAAATTCATAACGGAAGAGCTGGGATTACAAATAAAGAAAAACTGGCAGGTATTCCGTTTTGACTATGTAGACAGAAAAGGCAAGCGCAGAGGCAGACCGTTGGACTTTATGGGGTTCAAATTTTATAGAGATAGAACAACGATACGAAAGAGCATATTACAGGGCATACGTGGCAAGGTCAACCGGGTAAAGCGAAAAGAAAAGATTACGTGGGTAGATGCAGGTAGTTTACTTTCTAGGCTGGGCTGGATTTGGCATAGTGACACTTACGCATATTACGAAAGATACATAAAACCATATGTAAAAGTGAAAGTGCTAAAAACGCTGGTTTCAAAGCACGCAAGAAAGGAGAACATACGCAATGGAATGGTACGCAGCAGAAAGCACCGCAGAAGAAAAACCGAAAGAGCTTGATATAACAAGCAGCCCGCACCTTGTATATAAGAGGCGCAATATTGAAAGAGTACCAATGAGCAACGAAAATGAGGAAAGCAAGGCAGGCGAAAAGTGGGTATATGAAGAATGTACGCAGGATAAAGAAGAGTATGAGAGCCAGCAGGCAGAATTATTAAGTCCAACTACAGAGGCAATCATGCAGGAAATTTCTGCATTGCAGATGCAGCAGACAGAAACGCAGATCACACTTGAAATGTTAATGGAGCAGTAGAAAGGCGGCACAGACATGTACGAAGAACTGAAAAAGAAATACGATAAAAGCTATATCACAAAGGCAACATTAAAAGGCTGGGTACGCATTGAGCGTAAGGTAAAGGGCAGAGGGATTACAGAGGAACAGTACGAGCAGATTACAGGCGAAAAATACGAGACATAGGAGAAACACAGAGAAAATGGTAGAACAGGTAACAACTTACATTACGGCAAACTGGGTAGAATGGTTATTTGCCGGAGCGTATGCAATTCTTATTGCACTTTATAAAAAAGAGAAACAGCAGCATAAGGAAGAAAGAGAAGAAAACAAGGCAGTGCGTGAGGGATTGCAGGCACTTTTGCGGCAGCAAATCATAGATATTTGCCTAAAGTATGAGGAACGCAAAGAAGCCCCGGCATGGGCAAAGCAGGCTGAAACATCAGCATATGAAGCCTATGAAAAGCTGGGCGGTAATGATGTAGCACACGCAATGCATGAAAGATTTATGCAACTGCCATTATCAGACGGTAATTTAGAAACAGAAAGGATACATTAGCAGTAAATGACATATCGCAGGAGAAAGCGGCGTAGAAGAGTGACACCACAGGCGGCGGTAAGCTGGCTGTGGGAGTTCAGTAAAAAAGTGGTGTGGACGGTAACACTCTTATACATTGTGTCGTTTGTGTTCGCAATGGTTTTATGTTGGCGAGAGCTACAGTTCATAGGAAACACAGCGGCAATAACAACACTGATTACAGAATCAAACGAAACATTCCGGGTAGTTGTTGGTGGATATCTGATTAAAGCAGGAATAGAAAACGCCTGCAAGATTGTTACCAGTAAGCAAACGCCGCAGGAAGAAACAGACGATAACGCAGAGGGGTAAGGTGGTAATATGGGCTTTATCATGGAAAATATCAGAGTTATAGGAATTGTGTACCTTATAGGTGCAATCATTACTTTTATTGGTTTATTTGCTTTTTTTACGTGGGCAGCAAAGGCAGATGCCAAGGAACAGGAATTATACCCGGAATATCCAATAGAAGATGAAAACGAACCATTCAGCTTGTACATAACGGTTGTATTTATTATTTCCATTATGACGGCAATTATATGGTGGGGCGTACCGCTTTTGTTGGGTGGGTTGCTTCTTTATGACAAGATAACGCAGGAGTACCCGCAGTTAATGGGTGGCATGAATGACACAGAAGAAAAAGAAAACGGAAAGGAATAGAGAAAATGGAAAAAGTACTTTTTTATGTAGCGGCAGCATTGATTGCTGTAATGGTTTTGACACTGTGGGTAAATATTATTGTGGCAATCACAAAAAAGGTTGTTGCGTGGGACAAGTTCCCGGTGCAGGTGTGGGTAATGATTGTAGCCATTGCCTCTACATTGATTACCGCAGCAGCATTTGCACAGTATTTTAATATTGCGATGTTGTGGTATTACTGGGTAGCAGCTATTGCGCTGGGCTTTTTGGTATGCTATGCGGCAATGTTTGGATATGACAACCTTTATAAGCAAATCATGGAAACTGTACAAAAGATAAGGGAACTACTGGCAGGAATCACAAAAGACGCTGAATAGAAAGAATGAGGATAAAACTATATGAGCGTATTGATTGGACACGCAAGCATCAGCGAGAACGGAACTATTAACGGAAAAAAGGGAGATCAGACGGGAAAAGAGGTATGTGTAAGAAACTTTTATAGTAAACCATGGGATTTTATGGCAATCCACCCGGACGCAAACGTAAGAGAGAAGCACGCAAGAGCGGTAGAGGCAGGCTGTCTAAATAACAATATCGGATACGGACAGGGCGATAGAAACACGCTGAACACAGAGGCAAAGAAAGTAAATTATGATTTGTCAAAAGTAGGGCTGTGCAATACGGACTGTAGCGAGTTCCAGAACGTGTGCGCCGTTGCATCTGGCGCAGCAGGCGTAACGCATGGCAGTAATGGGTGGACTACAGAAACCATGCGTAACGAATTAAAGGCTGCGGGCTACAAAATCATTACAGACAGTGCATTTCTGGAAAATGAAAATTACTGTGTAAGAGGTGCAATCTATGTAAAAGAAAGCTCACACACCGTATGCGGGCTGACAAATGGAACATACGCAGCACAGACGCTTGCAAAAGCCGGGATTGGCGGGTACGCCGGAAATAACAACTATTCTGGCAAAGGAATTGGTACAGCGGTTGCAAAATGCGATATGAACATCAGAAGCGTAGCAGAAGTAAAGAGCAATACTGTATACAGTTCGATTAAAGTGGGCACAAAAGTAGAAGTGCTGGAGGTGTTGGCAAATGGCTGGTATAAGATTGTATGGGCGGGCGCATCTTGCGGCTATGCTTATACATCGAATACAAACAATAAGTATTATACATATACCGCCAACAGCAAAAACAACAGTACCAGCACAAGCGGCAGCAGTGGATTAAAGCAGACGCAGAAACCAGAATCAGCGTTGTGTTTTGATAAGACGCTGGCGGGTGCGTATGTTGTTACAGCGGACAAATTGCACATGAGAGCAGGAGCAGGAAAAACAAAAGCGGACTATGGAACTATCGCAGAGGGTGGCAAAGTACATTGTTACGGATATTACAACAAAGAAAAGGGGACAGGTGCAAAATGGCTGTATGTTGCCTGCGGAAACGTAACGGGATACTGCCATAGCGATTATCTGAAAAGAGCATAATATGGACGCACAAACAGCGGGCAGAGTTTTGGCGGCGTTGGTAATATGTAGCGGGCACAATAAAGGCTGTGACGAGTGCCCGGCATACGATGTAGAAGCCACAGGAGAAGCACAGCAGAAACGATGCAATGAATTATTGAGCGATAGCAATATTGAAAAAGCATTAGAAACAATGAGAGGATAAAAGAAAGGGTAGCGGTGTGAGCCGTTACCCTTTTTGCCTACTGATTTAAAACCAGATCATAAAATACGTTTTCAGATAAAATCTGTATGTCCTTGCCTTTTAAAATAAGTGATTCAGCCTTTTTCTGTTTATTGCTTTTACCGTCTTTTATGAGACTGCAAAAATCATTATTGCCGAGAATTAAATAATTTGTTTTGGCTGTGACGTTATCCCCGCACTGCCCGCCGAGGTTTACCACAAGTTGCATGGCATCTTTACGCTGCATCTTTTCTAATGTGCCAGTGAATACACAGAGCTTGCCGTAAAGCGGGTGGCTGATATCAAAATTATCTGTAGTTGCCGTAATATCTTTTGCATGTAGCTGGCGGCTGGAATAAGAAGCCTTAAAGCTGTCAAAGTCCCCGTATTGTGAAATTGCATCAGAAAGCAATGCTTGATAGCAGGTGTTGCAGGCTTCACAATCAGCATAGGAGCGGTGCGCCGGGGAAGAAACTTTATAATGAGCGGCAACCGTTTCTAGTTTGTGGTTTTTCAGTTCCGGCAGCAGTTTCCTTGCAAAGCGCATTACATCAACAAAGGAATTGGTAAAATCAATGCTGTGCGTATCCTGCAATACGTCATAAATAAAATTGATATCGAAATTTACGTTATATCCTACAAGGATATCAGAACCGACAAAATCATAGAAAGATTTAATTGCATCAGAAATGGCGGGAGCATCAGCAACCAGATCGTTTGTTATCCCGGTCAATTCGGTTATAAAGCTGTCAATAGGTTCGGTGGGTTTAACAAGAGTAGTAAAAGAATCAACTAAAGAACCGTTTGAGTAGCGCAGTGCGGATAGTTCGATGATTTCACAATAACGGGAGTCCAGCCCGGTTGTTTCAATGTCGATTACCGTATAAGTATCTGGTGCGGCAATGAGGCTGTGCCCTTTATTTGGGCGGCTGGGTTTTTCTGATTTATCAGACGTAGTAACAAAAGGTTTCCCGTTTTCATCAATACCGATAGAAATGAACATAGCAAATACCCTCTTTCGTTTGAAAATTATAGTCATGCTGACCTTTAACACAATTATGCTTTTGAAATGTGGTAAAGTCAAGAAAAATTCTGATTATTAACACAAAGACGATAGGGGCGTACTGAATGAAAATATACGCATACAAAGGGAAAGATAATTTATGTGGGGAACGCATAAGGTTGGCGAGAGCGAAAAACAGAATTACACAAAGCGATTTAGCAGCACGTATGCAGGTAGCTGGGGTTACAATAGAAAGAGATTCGATAAGCCGGATAGAGCGGGGCACAAGAATTGTAACAGATTACGAATTGAAAATATTTTCTAAAGCGTTGGGCGTAAGCATGGAATGGCTGACAGACGAAAGCGGGACACTGTAACATAGTTACGGTGTTTTTCTTTATAAAAAATATACCCAATGAGTAAAAAAAGTAATTGACAAATGCACTCAATGGGTATATAATATAATTGTAGCAAGGTAACAGCAGGAAAGGAGTTAAAAATGGAGAACGAAGAAATGAGCAAAGCCGATTTAATAGCAATGTTGGTATCAATTAGAGAAGTAGCAAGAACAAACGGGGAAACACATACAGTAGAACATATAGAAAAGATTCTTGAAGAAGTAAGAAAATAAAATAGAATAAAGGGAACACACGAGGGGCGGATACCTAAACAATCCTGCTAACCGCCCCAAGTGCTTAATTAGATTATAGCAGGAAAAAAATAAAAGGCAAGAGGTGTAATAGAATGAAAGCAGTAAAGGGATATACAAAAAGCGATTATATTGCAATCTGCAAAGAGGAAGAGGGCGGAGAGATCTTTAATTTCAAATCAATAGACAAAGCTGCCGAATATATTGTAAAATTCTTGCCGGGTTCTTCAAAAAAAGAAGCGGTTGCGGGAATTATCAATGATACTAATTGTGACTGGGTTTTCTTTGAAGATGAAAGCGTCATTTTTAGATATTATGGAAGAGGGTACAACGAAACAATCATAAACGAAATGAGAGAAAATGGATATGGAGTGTAAAGAAACGGATAAAGTGACGATTGAAGAGGCACGCAAACAGCAGGGCATGAGCAGGCGCGAAGTATCGGAATGGTTAGAGATACCATATAGAACGCTGACAAACTGGGAGAATGGGGTAAGGAGTTGCCCGCATTATATTGAAAAGCTGATAGTAGAAAAGATATTGCAGGGCAAATAACAAAAAGCACACAGAGAGCCGCAGGACAACAACGCCTGCGGCTTGTTTTACGAAAGAGGGCGGGAACATGGCAAATCAAAAGGGTAGCAGACAATTAAAACACAATGATAGAATCAGATTAGAAGCCTTGTATAATGCAGGGCACAAGGTTGTAGAGATTGCAGAGATTTTGCATGTACACCGAAGCACAATTTATAACGAGTTGAAGCGTGGGCAATATGAACATTTGAACAGTGATTATACAAGAGAAATGAGATACAGCGCAGACCTTGCACAACGGAAATATGAGGAAAATTTAAAAGTGCGAGGAACACAATTAAAGATAGGAAATGATATTAAGCTGGCAAATTACATAGAGGACAAAATAATAAATGAAGATTACAGCCCGGACGCAATCATAGGGGAACTGACAGCAGAGGGACGCTGGGGAGAATTTCAAACCAGAATATGCACCACTACAGTATACAGCTATATTGATAAGGGAATCTTTTTAAAGGTAACAAATAAGGATTTGCCAGTAAAGAAGAACAAAAAGCGCAAATATAATAAGGTAAAGAAACAGAAAAGGGCAGAAGCAGGGGAAAGCATAGAAAACAGACCAGAAGCAATAAACAACCGGGAAGAGTTCGGACATTGGGAAATGGATAGCGTAATAGGGCAGCGGGGGAAATCGAAAAATACATTGCTGACGCTCACGGAGCGAAAGACACGAGCAGAAATTATTTTTAAATTGCCAGATCACAGCGCAGAGGCAGTAGTGGCAGCAGTTGACAGATTAGAGAAACGCTGGGGAGAAATGTTTAAGACAGTATTTAAAACTATCACAGTAGACAACGGCACAGAGTTTGCATATTGTGCAGAGTTGGAACGTTCAGCGATAGGCGAGGGAAAAAGAACCAAAATGTATTATTGCCACCCGTACAGCAGTTGGGAGCGTGGCACAAACGAGGTAACAAATAAAATGGTGCGCCGCCGAGTTCCAAAGGGTACAAATTTTGACGGACGGACAGAGGAAGAAATACAGGCAGTGGAAGAGTGGATAAATAAGTATCCAAGGCGCATACATGGGTATAAATCAGCAGGGCAGTTATTTGATGAAGAACTTAAAAGAATCAGTTAATCTATTAAAAGGGTATAATGGCTGGCTGGAAACGGCACAGCCTTATTGGATTGCTTACAAAAAGAACAGTGAAAACAGAATATACAATAAAAGTACATATGTTTTGTACAAAATGCCGATATTGAATTTTTGTCGAAAAAAAGGTTGAAATTTTTATAGATAAGTTTTAGAATGAAATTCGACAAGAGATAATTAAAAATCTCTTGCCGGATTTCTTTTTTTATTTACGGCGAGAAAAAGAAAGCGTGCAAGAGTGTAAAAAGCTCTTGTGCGCTTATTTTATTTCAAGAGAAAGGAGCGGGAACGGTGGCAAGAAAATACAAAAGATTGCGCTATGAAGATAGACAGGTAATAGAGAAAATGAGCCGGGCGGGCAGCAGGGTAGTAGATATTGCAACTACTTTAGGAGTACACCGGGATACGATTTATAAGGAGTACGCCCGCTGCGGAGCAACGCCGGATACATACAGCGCAGAAAAAGCACAGGAAACATTATAAACACGATTACGAAAGAAGAGGAAAAAAAGTGGTACAAATTTTAGAGTTATTTGGTGGAATAGGTAGCCCAAGATGCGCATTAAGAAATATAGGCATTCCCGTAAAAGCTATTGATTATGTGGAAATAGATGAAAAGGCAGTGCGCTCATATAATGCAATGTTTGCAAATGAATTGGAATATAAAACACAGAGCGTAGTAGGTTGGAATTTAAAACCAGATATTTTAATTCATGGTAGCCCTTGCCAAGACTTTAGCATAGCAGGACACCAAAAGGGAGCAGACGAGGGTAGTGAAACACGCAGCAGTCTTATGTGGGAAACTATTCATATTATAGAGCAAATGGGAGAATGGAAACCAAAATATGTAATATGGGAAAACGTCAAAAACGTAAGAAGCAAACACATGAGGGCGAACCATGACAGATACATAAAGGAAATGAGCAGGTTAGGGTATACAAGCAATTATGCAGTTCTTGATGCTAGAGAATTTGGATTACCACAAGCGAGAGAAAGAGTTTTTACAGTGTCAATTTTGGGCACAGATAGATTTGAGTTTGATGATTTGATAAGAACGCCAATGAAAAATAATGATGATTTCTTATTAAAGGACACACCTAAAGAATATGACGTAACGCAACCAAGTGTACTAAAAGTGATCGGAAACAAAGGCATTAAGAGAGCAACGGTTATAAAAGATTTTGCATACACAATAACAACAAGGCAGGACAGAACACCAGCACAGGTTATTGATATGGGAAACGGTAGATATAGATATTTAACAGAGTTGGAGTGTTGGAGATTACAGGGGTACAACGACAGCGATTTTTACGCAGCGGCAGCAGTCCATAAAAGAAAAGGACGCTATACGATGCCACTTTATAAGCAGGCAGGAAACAGTATACCAGTAACAATATTTGAAAGCATGTTTAGAAAAATCTTACTGGGAGAAACAGAAAACAGGCGGCAATGAGCTGCACCAGTGCCGTTAGTTCAGCTGGTTAGAGCAACCGCCTCATAAGCGGTAAGTCATGGGTTCAAGTACCATACGGCGCATTGAAAGCAGGAACGTGGCAGCCTGCGACAGCGTGGTAGCAGGCGAACAACTACACGCTGGGTGCTGTGAATTTGGAGCAGTGGGCACGCCAGCTAGAGAGCGTGTGGACGGTCAACAGGTTTTAAGCAACTTTTTAATGCGAAAAGGGGCAACACAGTATACAAAGCCACTACAGGAGCGTGGGCAATATGAAAATAAGAGCACCACCGAGAAGAGAGGAAAGTATGGAACGCACAAAAGATTTTTATAACGGCATGAATTATGCAAAAAAACAATTACAGCAACGGGAACATGAAAGACGCAGAAGAAAAAGATATTTCATTAAGCAGAAATTATGCGGGATTGCGACATTTGCGGTGTTGGTAATTGCAACACCGTTTGCACCTCTTTTGGATTTGGATATTATCACGATTTCAGCATTTTTCATGCCGATAGCATTATTATTTACCTTTAGCAAGGAAATGTGGATAATGGACGCTTATTATCGGGAAGTAAAAGAAAGAGAGGAAAAACGTGAGCAACATGTACATAAGAAGTCAAGACAGAGAAAAGCTGTATAGGCTGGGTGGAAATTATGCATGTGTGGAGTATGGAAGTGTAACAAAAAGAGCCAAAAAGGGGCAAGAGCCAAAAGAAACACACAGAATTTTTATTTCTGACGGAGTATTAGAAGAAATAGGAACATACGAAACAAAAGAGCGGTGTTTAGAGATTATAGACGAAATACAGAAAGTGAGCGTTTCTTATTTATATTCAGCGGGCAGCCCCGGATTTTTAAAGGGTGCGCCAGCATTTCCACCATTTGCAGCGGAAATACCGAGAATATACGAAATGCCGGAAAAATAAAAGAATGACATTAGAGCAATTCATAGAGCCAATACACAACATAACAAGAATACGCATTGTTAAGGGCAAGGGTAGCAGGTACGAAACCAGTGAGGCAGACGTATACATAGGCTGGCTGGGAATATTGCGGGAAGATAAAAGCCAGATCAGTAAAGAGATATGGCGGGCAGAGGTAAAGGATTTTGCAGTAGTGCCGGATATCCGGCATAAGGACTGGCAAAAGCTGGGGTTAATGAAACCATTAGAGCCGGGAGAACACCCACAGTATAAATTTAGTGATTTGACAATGACACTGTATTACACATTTTTTATATGAGAAAACGAGGTAAAAAGTATGAGTGAAGCAATGGCAGCAGTAGAAAGAGCTGTACGGTTTGGAATTAAGATTAACAAAAATGAAGAGGACAGCAACAAGCGGGTAACATACCTGTACGATGCCGCAGGCATGATACCTGCGGTAATGGATTTTGTAGAGGGTACATTTAACTATGGTAGCTGGGGCAATGTGGAATTTGTAAAGAATAACTACCCTTGCATGGTTAAATTTGACGGTACAGAGGACTACAGATTAAACCCGGACAATTACGAACTGAAAGAGGACGGGGCAAAGAGCGATATTACAGATATTTATTATGCAGGTAATGCAATGTCCGCTTTTAAAGGCGGCTGGCTGTGCCAGTACGAAACAGCTACAGACGAATATATCATTTGGAGCAATGTAAAATTTGATGATTCATACAATGCATACCACAGAACAGGCAAAGACGGCACATTAAATGCAGGATTCTACAGACACATTTATACACCGTCACTGGTTGGCAACGCAGCCCGCAGTATTAGCGGTTGTCAGACTATCGAAGATATGACAGCGGAGCAGGAAAACGAGGCTTGCAAAGCAAACGGCGATAAATGGGCTATGAGTTCATGGTGGGAATGGAACTATATTATTTGCCTGTTAAAGATTATGGCAAAAACAGATGATTTGCAGACAGCCTACGGAACAGGAAACAGCAGAACCGGGCAGCCAGCGGATACAGGCACATTAAACGACAAAGGGCAGTTTTACGGTGCATCTGATTTCAGAACACAGGTTAAGGTATTCCATACAGAGGCATTATGGGGCGATAAATGGGAGCGTTTAACAAAGCTGATCTGTGCAGACGGAATTGTAAAAGTATTGCCGTATGGAGAGCCAAATTTTACAGGAGAGAGGTATACAGATGTATACCGCTACATGTGGAATGATTGGAATTATGGATATGTAGATAAAACCGTAATGACACCATACGGACGTTTGCCAATTTCATTTAATGGGACAAGCCATAGATATGCAGCAGACGGCGGGGCAGTAGATACAGAAATTGTGGCTGTGCCTCTTGTGGGCG